ATTATATCATAAACTGCTATTAAAGTAAATTAAAATATGTATAACCAAACGTTGCTGATCCAGTTAGATATTGCACATCTGGTGTATTAGCTTTAAATTCTAACGAACTTAATGAAATAGGATGTAAGTCAATAAAATGAATAGTTCTGACAGCCACATTATTACTACCTAATACTTGTAGTGTAGCATCAGAATAGTTTCCTTGTAATGTACCAAATTTAGGAAGTAGTCCAGTAGCTGATGTATTTTTTTGAGTAGATGTTTGACTAGAAGTTAATAATTCTTGGTACTGGGTATAGTTCTCAGGAAAACCTAAACCAATCATCCAATTCCATATAGACATATAGTTGCTCATATTTTCATCTATTAAGAAATTAATAGTAAATTCACCAAATGTAATTCTATCACCAGGTATTTTATTAAGTGAGAATGGAGTACCCATATCAACAGGAATAATCATTATTTGAGGTATAATTGCTGATTGGCAAAAGAATGTTACTTCTGGTAATTTTGTAATAGCCAGTTGAAATCCAGTAGGTTGTAATGGATTAATATTATTAGGTATTGGACAATTTGGATTTGCCATATTTTAATTCCTTAATGTTATATACTATTTATATGCAATAAAAAAGGGAACCGAAGTTCCCTCTTTTACCAATGTAGCGTCCTTTCGGATCTTATTACATTAAGTTTGTGACCGCTACTTTACGGTAGTAGTAGTTTTTGTTAGCTACGATAACGTTGTTATCTGAATTGCTATCGTCTAAGTTAACAAATGGGTTAGCTACGATACCATAACGTGTCTTGAAGCCAATTTTTGGTTGGAAAGTGTTAGGATCAACAGCTCTAACCAATTGGAGAGGAACGTATGGGCAATAGAATAAACCAGCATCAAATGCTGATGTACCTTTGTAACCAACTACAAAGAATTGTGAACCAGAAGCAGATGGATTATTACCACCAGAATATGGATCAACATAAACTTTGTACTTACCATTTAAAACGCCTGCAAAAGTTGTAGATGCTTCGTCAACATTTAATGATGTTGAAAGAGCTGGAGCGTAATCTAATACACCTGCCATAGCCAATGCTGATGCAGTGTCTGATGAACAGATGATGAAATTACCACGACCTCTACGAGTTTGTTGAGCAATCGCATTAGCTTCACGTTCGATTTGGAACAATAAGCCTTTGAATTTTTCAACAGACCAACGACCATTAGAGTCAACGTCTAAGTCGAATGTACCTGCAGTAGCTGTGCCGTATTGAGCACCAACTTTAGCACCGTAGTAAACTGTACGAATAACTTCACGGTTGATTTCAGCTAAGATTTCTGTTGAAAGGATGTTGCTTAATTCGCCTTCAGCATCTAAACCATGAACTGATTTCAAGTCTTGTGCTAATTCAACTGAATATTCAGCTTTAAGAGCGCGGGTTTTAGCAGTTACGCTAGTTTTTTCAATTGAGAAAGCCATTGAATGGAAGTCAGCAGGTGTAGAACCTAATTGTTCTGAAGTAGCTGTTGACATACCATTAACAACGTTGTCAGTGAATGGGTTTGTGCCAGTTTGAGCAGCACCAGTAGCACCAGCGAACGCTGAATCAGCTTCGTTGAATAATGCTTCTGTACCATTTTGTGTTGTATATTTGCTCTTCATAGCGAAGATCAAACCAGTTGGTTGTGTCATTGGTTGAACGCCAGCGATATCGTAAGCGATCATTTGTGGCATAGCACGACGAACCAACGCGATAAGTACTGGATCGAAACCAGCAACTGTACCTGTTGAAGAACCAGCGCCACCTAAAGAAATACCAGAACCACCTGAGTTAGCTGGAGCTGCTTCGAAAAGAGCCTCAGCACCTTTTTGCATTTCACGTTCTTGATTTTCTAAAAGAATCGCAGTAACTTCCTTACGGTAGTTATCTTTGATTTCTGGGAGCGAACCGTGTTCTAAGATTGGGCTCCATTTTGTTACTAAGTCTTGACGAGTTGTCATTTTATTTTCCTTATTTAATGTTGTTGAGTACGGACATATACTTTCTGATTGAAGGATCTACAGCTTTTTCTTCTGTAAGATTTTCAACTGGAGTATCTGTTACTACAGACTCAACTAATGTTGATGCCTTGTTTGTGAAATAATTTTCACGAATTGTCTTAACCTTAGTTTCAAAAGTTTGCGTATCTTCAAAAGCTAACTCTTCAGCAAGACCAAAGAATTTTTCTTTATCAGTTTCAGCAAGACCTTCTGCACCGTCAGCAATGATAGACTCGCGTGTAGCTTCGTTGATAACTTTCGTCATTTCAACATTAGCTGCAACTTGTTCATCTAACTTAGCTTGAAGTTCAGCAATCGCTTCTTCTTGAGCACCTAATATATCAAATTTTTCCTCTGGAATATCGATATAATGCTCTTCGAATAGGCCTTTAAGACCAGAAACGAAGCCTTCTAAGATTTCTGACTTCATACCACTTTCAAGGGCAATTTCATTATTAGCAATCCACTGCTCAGCTACGTAGCTGAGGTATCCATCAACTTTTTCAACAAGACCCTCTTGATTCTGTGCTGCAGCTTCTTCAAGCTTAGCATCGAATTCTTCTTCTAAACGAGTAACTTCTTCTTTTACTCGATTAATAATTGCTGCTTCAAAAATTGTAGCTGCTTTAACTTTGAATTCCTCTGAGAGGTCTTCACCATTAACTAAAGCTTCTACATCTTCTTTAAAGTTAATTGCAGAACCTGTTGCCGTAGCTGGAACTGCATCGCCTTGGCGAATAACAGCTTGATCACCTGCTTGAGCATTTGCTGTAGCTGCATTAGGTTTCTTAGAAGCAACTTCAGCTTCTTTTTCATCTTTTGCATTGTTCTTAGCATTAGCTTCATTAGGTGCTGGGCTTTCAGCTGGGATTGTGTCTTTAGCTGTACGAATAACAGCTTGATCACCAGCATTTTCAGATACTACATTTTCTTCAACGATTTCTTCTGCAGTATCTTTAGCTTTTGATTCAGCTAACATTTGTGCAATTTTTTGTTCGATTGACATTCTTAATCTCCTATTTCTATCTTAATAGATATTAGTAATATTTATAGTTATTTAATTTTCGCGAGGAAGTTCATGAATACTTTTAACTTCGCCTCTTCTAAGTTTCTACTTGAAGCCGCTCTAATGACTGCTTGAGCTTCACGTAAGTCTTTCTCCACAAATTTTCCATCGACCATAACCCACTCTTTTGATTCCATAACACCTTCAACGAATGCATTAGGTGCTGAAGGATCTGCAACAATATCTGCCGCAGTTGCTAGAGTGAAATCTTTACCAACATAAGATACGTCGCCTTTACGATCTAAAGAACCCATACCACGAGATGAAACACCAAGTGTTGCACCTTCATCGATAAGAGACTTAACAATCTTGCCGTATGGAGTATCCATGATCTTAGCTTTACCAATGAAGTTATCACCTTCACGACGTAAAGATTTAATCATATGAGATACACGATCAAGATTAATCGTAGGAGAATCAGGATGTCCTAATTCGCCAAAAGCGCGATTCTTATTGACGTATTCGTCATTATATCGTTTGACTTCATTATCAAGTATTTCTACTGGATAAATTCGTCCATTACGATTCTTTAAATTTGATTGAAGGAATACACCCTCAATGAAATATTCTTTTCCTTTACCTAGTTTTTCTTCAACTACGTATTTTACCGTTTCGGTATGTTCTTTAATGAGTTTCATTCTTAGAATCCTCTAGTTGCGTGATTATGTACCCAAACACCAGATACGTCAGAACCCGCTGAACCAGTTGTGTCAGTAGTTCTACCCCATAGGATCTGCATGTTTTCAGAACCACTGTATTCTGCAAATTGGATACGAACTGGATAATAACGACCAGCAGTTAATGTTGCAGAGTTAGTGTTCTTAGTGTGTGTTGAGTTATTGGTATATAAATGAGCATTAGAGCTTGTATTGTTACCATCTAAAGCATTTGTACCGATCCAGAAGTATACGTCATCATCAACATTTGCCCAGAAGTTGTAAGTTCCAGAACTAGGAGCTTTAAAGTAGCCAACCCATTCGAGAGTATAGTTGTTTTCTGAATCAAGATCTTGTTGACCAAATCCAACATATGTATCAGCCTGACCGAAGTAACTCGGTTGAGTACGGCAGAATGTAACATCATTGCCAGATCCTGCAGATGTACCAAAGTTACCAACAAATTTCTTACGCCATAGACCAGCTGTCTCACTAGAGACAGATGTTACACTTGAACCTGGAACGTATGGTGTACCTGCTGAAGTCATAGTTAACGATTGAGCACTTTCATATGTACCAGATCCTGGAGCTGGTAAGTCATACAATCCAGCTGGAATTGTATTTGGAGCACCTGGGATTTCCAATGCGCCAACTTGTGTTTCGTCGTCATAAGCACCATATTTTTCATACTCAACTTTAGAGAAGTAACCTTCTTGTTTGTGTAGTACTACCCATGTTGTAACGTTAGCACCAGAAGCGCCAGCATGTGTAACAAGGATATCTTTATCACTTTGACCATTTTCAGTAAAACCATATTGGTTAAACTGTACGGTTGGAGAATTTTCTGGAGCACCAGCAAATACAAGATGACCTGTAGCACCAGTTGCACCGCGTCTAAGTGACATAGAAGAACCAAGAGTTCCTGAAGTAAGTACCGCAGCAACATTAACTACAGGAGCATGATAATCAGAAGCACCAGTTGCTCCTAATACTTGATCTGAAGATACTAAACCAGTCAATGCTAGTGATACATTATCATTTGCTCCACTAACTGAAATTATAGTCTCTTTATTTGTATTCTTTACGATATGAGTTGCTAATGCCATTCTTATTCTCCGATTTGCTTGAGTACACTGATAAAGTTATCTTTACTTTCTCTCATGTGCTCAATGATTTCTTGATGATTACTAAATAAATCTTTTAATGTGTTTTGTGTATCTTCATTAATTGCGATTATAGTACCATCTTCTAGTTTATAATCAATCTTACCTTCAATAAGTTTATCAAATTTATTGAGGTTTCTAATTTCTTGTACAACAGGATCTACAGTAAAAAGTTTAGAGGAAGCAAGTTCTATATATGACTCTATTAAAGTATCTGTAACTCTTGTATCGTGATGTTCTTTAATTATATTTGCTATCTTATTATCTGATATCTCGTCGTATAGTTCTGTCTTAATTTGTTCTTCTAAAGTTTTTGTATCGTATTGTGTCTTAATGTATTGTCTTGCTTCCTCTAATTCTTTAAAACTTGTAGTTTCTCCATCAATAAGAATACCATCTTCAGTCTTCTCAATAAGATGACCAAAGGATCTAATATGATTAATAGCATTGCTACCAGTCAATGATTGGATAAACTGGTTATAGTACATTATTTCTTTTCTTCGTAAGTACGATTTGTTTTAACATATCCTGGTGTCATAGAACACTCATTACATGTACAACCTTTACTGTGTTTTTTATCATCAGCAATATTCATTTTTTGGCCTGATGCAGAAGGTTCAGAAGGTAAACGAGCCGGACCTGATCCAGAAGGATTATACGGGTCATTCTCTTTAATCTTCTTAACTGCTTCTAATAAATCAGCATCTAAGCCAAGAGTTGATACATTCATATTGCTAAGTGGATTAAACATTATTCAGCTTGTGCCTCTACTGTTTCTTCTACAGCAATTTCTTCTGTAGTTTCTTCAGTTTGTTCTTCAGCAACTTCTTCAGTTTGCTCTTCTACTTGTTCAGTAGCAAACATTGATTGACCAACAGATACTCTCATATCTTCTAGTTTATCAGAAATACGTATTGCCATTTCTGAATTAAAAGCTGCGTCAATCTTTGTTGCATCGCCTTCAACGATAGCATTGATTAAATCATTTACGCCTTGAGTCATTTACTTTCTCCTTTAGGTTGTACTGTATCAGCAGGTACTGGTTCAGTAGGCATAGGCAATATACCTAATATTTGCTGAGCCGCTTGTATCTCTGCTTGTTCTTGCTTAATATTCTTTTCAATCTCTTTAATATCTTCTTCAGATTGTTTAAGAACAAATCTCTTTATATACTCCATACTGTAGTATACACCTACATATGGTTGTATTCTTTGTAATGTATCTAATCTTTGTGCAAGCACTTCAGATTCTTTTAATTCCGCAAAGTGGTTATCTTCTTGGAAGTCAAATCTTAAATCTTGTGCAATAGCATCCCATTCATCAGGACGAATAATCTGTTTAGCAATTAACTGGACTCTTAAAGCCTCAGAAAATAATGCTGAAAATTTACGACGAAGGCGTTCAATAAACTTATTAAACTTAACTTCATCACGAGTAATCTCGTTAGTTTTACCAAGACTAAAACTTTGATCTGGTCTCATTCTTGAGACTGGAACGTTCAAGCATTGATACAATTTATTTTGGAAATATTGGATATCTTCGATTTGACCTAAAGTCTGACCGCCTGAAAGGGTTGTAATCTCTGTACCCTTGCCACCTTCTCTTCGTGGCATCCAAAAATCTTCCATCATTGATAGATGTTTACGGTCATCTCGTATTTCGCCAGTATTGGCATCGTAGACAACTTTATTTCTATACTTGTTCATGATATCATTAACGTATTGCTCAGCTTTAAGCTTTGGCAAGTTACCTACGTCAATGTAAAAAATTCTTCGTTCAGGTGCTCTTGATACTCTGTAGATAACTAAAGCATCTTCGATCATCTTTAACTGATTGACTGGTTTAATTGCTTTATGCAAATAACCTAACATTGAGTTAGAGTTTGCATCAATTAATCCAGATGGAGCATAGATAACTGAGTCAAGAGAAAGCTTAACACCTTGACTTGTATTCTCATTGATACCTTTATCGTTATATAGATAGAATTCTTCTATATTGGTAACAACTTCAATACCTTTTTCGTTCTTGCCCTTTTTGATATTCTTAATACGTCTGATCTTACGTGGATCAATATAACGTAGTTCTTGAATACCATTTTTAATATTTTCGTTATCAATTAGGATATGATAATATAATCTACCATCCACATACCATGAACGGAATATATCATGTCCTCTATGATTAAACTTATAAAGCTTAAGAATTTCTTTAAACTCTTCAGCAATCTTATCTTTAATTGAACTAGATAACTTAATATCATCTAATACAACTTCAACTGGTTGCTCGTCATTATTTGCAACAATAGCTTCATTAATGATATCTTCAACAGCGTTATCACAATCGCCGTATTGAGATACTTCTCTATATCGTCTAATTAAATCATTTTCATTCTTAATAACACCTTCAAGGTCTACTGTCATGCCATAATAGGCAGCGGCAGCTCCAAGTGTAGATATTACCGTTGAACCATCATCAGAAGCAGGTGTTACTACCTCAGTTCCCTGCCTCCGCTGTGTCTGATTCTTCTTTCTTGCTATCTCGAAACCAAAAATTTCCATAATATAACCCTTATAATATTAAACCCACCTACCAGATTAAACTGGTAATGGGAATGTACCTACTGGAGTATTAACTGCCACTGTTACGCCAAAGTTTGAACCTTGTGTAGATGTGTCAGATGTCCAATAGTTGTATGTAAATTCAACGTCAAATAATTCCATTTGGTTAGCATTTTCGTAGTCAACTACAATAGGACCAATAGTTGTTGGATAAGCGTCATGGAATTTATAGCTCTTAACGATAGCACCGTTACGATCTAATTGATGAACGCGTAAATCAACTTGGTAATCACGTGGATTTGTTCTACCATTAGTTTGACTATGATTTTGAATACCGTCAGACCATACTTCAATAGCATTTCTAATTGCAAATGTTGTATCATTATAGATAGAAACTGTCCATGGTTGGAATGATCTTTCGCCAGCAAAGTTAACTTGACGACCGCGGTATTGAATACCCATATTTTCTACGTTAGAAGCTGGTAATGAAGCAGCTTTACATAGGAACTGAGATTGTAATCCAACAGCTGGACCGCCTGTAACATATGCAGGGAATGTTAATTCAACTTGAAACTGATTAGGACGTGCTCCGCCACCGATCAGTTGGGCTTTAAAATCGCTAATATTTGCCATATTTTATCCTTTATTTTTCCTCTTTATTATTTATATGCTATCCACCAATTTCATCAAATGATACTGAGCTACGAGCTGCAATAAAATTCAATGTAATGTAGTTGATAGAACGATTAGGTTTAATATAGATATCGGCAACAAATTCATTGCGGTCAATAACTTCGCCTGTGTTGTTTGTATCATCACAATTAACACGGAAGTCTGTTAAACCACGTCGACCTTGAACATCTCTTAAGAACGGAGTTACTAAGTTAGTAAACTGAGCTCTTGTGAAACTGTCGTTGAATTCAAATAATTGATATTTAGCCGCTGTAGCAATAGCTTTTTCAAGCACGATGAATAAACGACGTACATTGATACGATCAAATGCACTTGGTTTAGCAAGAAGTGTCTTATCACCGAAGAGAACTGTACCTTGACCAGGGAAGTTAACAACTGGGTTAACGCCTGCTTTGTATAATGTATCTCTTTCAGTCTTGCCTGGATTAACAGCAAGCTTAACAACATTCTTAACTTGACCACGATTTAAACCACCTGGACTCCACCATGGATCATTTGTATAGTCTGTGCGAGCGCAAAGACCAGCAACGTCACCATTTAATGGTACCCATCTGTATTTGTCATTATAACGGTCATACTGATATTTGTAACCTGAATCTAATACAGCGTAAGATGTACTTGGCAATGCATTTCTATAAGCAACTAAAGAGCCAATATTTTGAGAAGCAGAACCAATAACAATATCGCCAGTTGCATCATCTTCTGGAGAAATAAATGCTACGCAATCTAATCTTACTTCTGCCACGTTATTAATAACGTATTCAGCTACTGTAGATGAAGCTTTACCTAAAGGAATTAATGATACATCATAAAGTTCAGCATTAGCAAATAATGCAAAACCATCCATTAAGTTACCATCTGTTGCTGAGAAATCATCAACACCGCCTGATAATGATTTTGTAACTACAGCTGAAAGATCTTTAAATCCTCGTGCAGCAGTTAAACCCCATGCTTGACCAGAAGTACCTGCACCAGCAACTGATGTAGCAACTGTTGTGGTATGATCCATCCACCAAATATATTTAGATTGACCATTAACTACATCTTTATAATAGTTATTTGTACCATCAGATTTTTTAGCATCAGAAGCTTTAGAAACAAAAGCAAATTTTTCCAACACTGTACCTGGAGTACCTGACCATAAACCATCTTCGTCAACAACAACTACATGTAATTCATCGTTTGAACCATTAACACTTGCTGCATAAGCAGATGTGCCAGGAACTGAATCAAATTCAGTCTCATAAGCCCAACCTGTATATGTTTGTGAGTCAGCCATAGAAACTTTTAAGGAGTTACCTAATGCACCTGGGTATTTAGCAGCCCATTCACCAACTACACCTTGACCAGTAGCATAAGAACTAGTATATGAATCAAAGTTATTGATTTTAACACCGCCAGTTGTAATAACCGCTGTAGCTGTAGCATCTGTACCTGGGCCAGTAGCAATAGTTACTGTAGGAGCAGATGTATAACCTGTACCTGGCTGATCAATAACAATAGATGTAACTGAACCACTAGTTAAAACTGCATGAGCTGTTGCTTGTACTCCACCAGTAACGTTTGGTGCAGCAATAGTAACACTAGGAGCAGACGCGTATGAGTCACCGCCAACTAAAGATGTAAAACTAGTAACTGAACCAGTTTGTGTAACAACTGAATTTCTATTACCAGCCGTATTTACACGAACAGTTAATAGATTATTTGTATATGAAAGGAAATTTGCTGCAGTGAAAAATGATTGTGCTGTTGAATCGTTTGGCTTACCAAATCTTTGTACTAACACAGCTTCAGATGAAATTGTAACAGGATCTAAAACGGGACCCCATGCAAATACACCAGCAAAAGCACCTGCAGAACTTGATACTGCTGGAACTAACGCTGAAAAGTCTTTCTCGACTACCGCAACTCCTGGAGATAATTGGAACGGCATTTTTTTGATTCTCCTTAAATTATGATTTTTATGATATAGCTAGAGTCACCTCTATACTTTTATTTATACTTTCTAAAAATTCAATAGAACTTCTTCAGCGTCAGAATGTCTACCGTCATCAACGAACCCAAATGGGGTTAACTCATCTTCAATGGCCTTCATTTGATGCTCATACATAAGTTCTCGTATGTTAACATCATTAAGCTCTTTAAAGTATGGGTTAGTAGTCAACCAGCTAAATAGTACCAATGGCATCACTAAGTCATCATGATAACCTTCATCCGCAGCATATGAACCCCGGTGCTCAATAAAGGTTGAAATCTCAGCAATAGTATCAGCATCTCTTATTAGAAGCTTATTCTCTTCTACCATTGATTTGAAATTATTACAACCAATTCTTTTTACTTTTTTATCGGTATAGACTCCTAGATGAGATTTACCTCCTCCAAAGCCACCTGAAACTACTTGTCCTTGTGAGTTTCTATTAACAAATAGTATATTATCGTATTCCATTTCAGAGTATAAGATATAGGCAACTTGCTCGATCTTATTGATTTCAATTAAAACGTATGCTTTATTATATTCTGTAGCTATCTTATGTATGACTGTTGGGTACAGCATAGGACTTATAGTATTATTCCTGTACTTGGCAACTTGTTTATACGGCATTTCAGTAATATCAACTATGACGAATGATGAATAATCTTGGCCAACACCATCTGAGGTATCAGCAACTAATACATAGTTATGAGCCTTTTGCGGTGTTTCATATACATCAAGACCATCTTTACTATATATGATTTTATCAGCAGACATCCTGCCAATAACATCAGATCTAATTAATGTTAAACTAGAACCTAAGAATGTACAAAGAACCTCTTGGTTAAACTTAAGTTCTCCAAGTTGTCTCTTCTGTTCTTCAGCCCATTTTTCATCTCTACCTGGTATTCTATTATACGGTATGAATAGAGGTACAAAGTCATTACGTTTATTCTCAGCATCGTTCCAAAACTTCCAGAAATGATTATAACCTAATGGAGTAGACGATAATAAGATCTTTGTTGTTTCACCGGCCGAAATTGTAGGATAAACTGAGGTGAAAAAGTCTTCTGCCACATTATTTGGAATGATTGCAGTTTCATCAACATATAACATATTGACAGATTTACCGCGGATACCAGAAGCAGATGTTGCTGCTGTAAATACTTTACTATTATTCTCTAATTCAATATCGCCTTTATTCCATGTAGTTACACCTTGCTGTAACCATAATGGAAGATTCTCATACATCAATTGATACCTGTATAAGACCTCACGGGCGGCGGTTGCTTTGTTAGCCAAGATCGCGACTGTTTTCGAATCTTGAAATAGCGTATACCATAAGATATAGGCTGCGCTAGTAGTCGTCTTACCTTGTTGACGACCTTCCATAAGGATAACTTTTCTGTTTTCATGTATAATCTTTACCTTTTCACGTTGGCACTCATAAAGTTTAAATGGTACAAGACCATGATCTAAAGATATAATCTTGCAATAATTATCAATGAAATATATTGGATCATCTTTGCATTTCATCCATTCTGTTACTTGTTCTTCAGTAAAAGGTATTTTTACTCCTGCTGCCTTTAACTGTTGATTTGCATTATATACTAAGGACATGATTAAAACTGAGCTTCCCAGTTTTCAGTAACTGGAGCTGTTGGAGATGTTCCTACAGCGGTATATTTTCTACCAGGATCTGATAGATTAGCCATTGAAGTAAGGATAACTCCATTTTCTGATACTGGACCAAATATATTTGTCTTCAATGTAAAGTTAAGTGTATGAACTACAAATCGTCTTTCAGTAAATGCTCCATCATAGTTATCTTCAACTGTGACACTATTAAGTATCACTGGAACATCTTGAACAATTTCTAAATCTGGTAAAGCATTAATAGATAATGTATATTGTGGATTAAATATAGGTAGAATTTGCTCAACAATTTGCATTGCATCTTCTTGTGTTTTAGTTAACACATACAGATTCATACTAATATTGTATGGAGCTGGAGAGAATACTGATCTGGCAGTAGGATTACCAGTTGATGTGGTATCCTTACATACAATCTTCTGCATCTTATTAGCTTTTCTTTCAGCATCATATGCATAGCCAACAATTTCAAATGATAATCTTGGTAATGTTGTATATGTATTATTTGTTAGATTAGGATCTGAATCAATACGAACTAACCATTTTTCTTTTGGTGCATAAGCAAGCGGAACAGATACAGTTTGAGCTACAGCTCCATCGTTTCCTTGTCTTGCAATCTTGATATCAGAGAATAAACGACCAAATGCAACAATCGTTTTTCTTATAGCTCCATGATAATAGGTTTGACCGTTTAACATTATGGAGTCCTGTGATAAGTAGATAATTCACCAAATGGATTATCTTCGTGAAAGACAATTCCTTCAGCTTCTTCTTTAAATTTATTATTATCTCCATATGAATCAGGAGTATCTGTGTTTGCAATAATAGCAGTTGCAGCAGCGTTTGAACCGCCACCACCACTTAAATAAACAATAGGAGCTTTTGTATAACCTGATCCAGCAGCAGTAACTGATATTTTAACTACCTCATTGGCAGTTAATCCATTACCTAAGTATGCTGTTGCTGTAGCTCTATAGCCAAAGAATTGTAATGAGGCCGTTCCATTAGTAGAAACAGATGATATATGAGTAGGACCAGTGCTTGATGTAGTTCCAGCAATAGTACAAATATATCTTCTACCGCCAAAACATACTTGATCTCCAACTGCAATTGCTGTAGTAGCAACCCAATTTTCGCCTAATACAACTGTAGGAGCAGTGGCATAACCAGCCCCTTTGTTTGTAATTTTAATCTCAGTCACGGTGCCATTAGGAACTATTGCATCATCAAACGATTTGAGAGTTTCAAATACATCAATTGATGCAATTCCAGTATCGATCTTTTCAGATGCATATTGGAAGAGTTCAACTTGTAATTTATAAACAAATAGTTTACCAACTTGATAGAATGGATCTTGATGTTTGACAAATTTAATTTCAAATAAACCACCAGTTAACGGAAAGTAAAGTAAATCACCTTCAGTAGGTCGATTAGGTAAAATAGATTTACCATGTTGTCCAACAAGTTGTTCCCATTTTCTTCTAGCTACAGTAAGAGTAGCTGATTGTTCCATCATTAAACCAAATTTTTGAATGAATGCGCCTTGACCTTCAAATCCATCATGGCTTTCAAGATACATCTCGATACCATAAGCTGATTTAAATTGTGATAAACGATCTTCACCTAAGATCTCATCTTTACCTACTAATGTTCTAGGTATATAATAGAAATCTTGACCGTAGATACTGATTGACTCAACTATGATATCCTCATAGGTAAGTTGCTCGGATCTAACTCCGTTAGTAAAGTAAACGCTTCTTGCCATATTATCCTAGGAAGAATTCGAGAGGTGCTGATTTATTCAACATCTCATTTTCTAATTCTTTAATTTCTGTGATAGCTTCTAGGTATAACTTGTCCCCATCGATAGTTACACCACCTGGTAGCTGGATTCCTTGGAATTTCTTAATGTTTGTTGCCCATTGGCGCTTGAATAAAGCAGTTACATATTTACGGAACCATGGTTCATTCCATACTTTTGTAAACACTGTTGGATCTAAAGCTCTATAACATTCGATCATGATGAAGTCACCAATGACAAATGCAGTACTCCAACTTACATCTAAACTTAATCTACCCATCATACGATTAAATCTATATAATGGATAACCATTTAGTTCTAAGTTAAGTAATGAGATATGACTCATAACTGTCTTATAGTAGATGATTGACGTTGAAGTCAAGTCATATAAGTCATTAAGTCTTAATTGGTATTGTAAGTCAAATAAGTTCTTTGAGCTTGAAGCAACATTGAATGGAATAACTCTAGTTACTCCATAGATATAATCTGGTAATGGAATATAACGAAGGTCGTATGTACCTAAAGTTACACCTGCAGTATCTATAACAGCAGTTTCACCATTATCACATGTGATAGTCTCACCAACTACAAATGTTGCTGTAGTTGTAGCATTAAAAGCATGTTGAGCATTAGTATCACCAGTAGTAGTCACGTCTTTTACTATAATAAGATGGGAATCTGCTGTTCTACCCATCTCAGTACAAACGCTGGCGGTAGCGCCTGAGGTATTACCTGTAATCTTACTACCAACTGGAAAATTTGCTGAAGTGGCTGTTGTGATTGCTATTGTTGACGCAGTAATTTTTTGTTTGAGGTACATGCGTTCTGCACCATCAAAATGATACTGATTCCAATAGTCAAGTGCCTCGTCAATACGTTCTTCTAATTGAGAATCATCAACGTTAATTTCAACTACTGGCTCGCCAAGTGCTCTTAAAGCGTATTCTGTGAGTGTTGCTCTACTGTTAACGGCCATTATGATATCCTATAAGCTTATTTTATTATTTATATAAAATAAACGTCTAAGTCTATGGCTTCTTGAACACCATTACGTTACTAATGAACCAACCCATAAAAGTCTCTTGATTATATCTATCTTCAAGAAGAGCTTTAGTAAGATCTGTAGTCAATTCTTCATCAAAAATCAAACCTTTAGAAACAAACTTCTTACCCCAATAATCTTTCTTACGACAGTTAATATGACCAATACCACCTTGACCAGGTTGAGCAGCAGTAAATATCATAGTACCACCAGATTTAATAGCATTATATAGAGCATCTACTTCTTGATCTGCATAAGCTGGATCAATATGTTCTAACACCTCAAAAGTTATAACAGTATCGGCAGTGCGTTTAGTATCAAAAATACTTTCTTTGTGTAGATATGATTTGCCTTCAACTCTATCATCAATATCTATACCTTCAGCTTTAATTCCTTCAGCTATTAATTCTTCAACATATGTTCCTGGACCACATCCAATATCAAGTACTTTTTTAGGTTTAATATTGTCTTTTATCCATTTGGCAATACTCTTTGCCATTGGACGTTCTTCATTATCCACAACATTATAGTCGATAGGATCTGGACGACCTGGATAATGTTTGACTGCATAGTCCATATTTGTACGACCTGGATTTTCTGCATACCAACCAGCTCCACCATGGATATTAAGCACCGCTTGGAAGTACTCTTCATACATACCAGCTACTTTCTCAAGTGAGAAGTTTCTTAATGCCCAATCACGACAGTCTTGTGGGTTGATACGATCGATGTTCTTAAGTGCCCATACAAACTCTTCCATGGTACGGCAACGATATCCTGTGATGCCATGGATATTGTTCTCTGTGAATGAACCCCAATCAGTAGTAATTGTTGGTGTACCAGAGAATAGGTTCTCGATCTGTACTCCGCCGAATGGTTCAACGTACATAGAAGCAACCATAGAAACCTTTGCCTTAGACATAAGTTCTCTTCGTTTCTCTACGTCTGCATAACCAATAAATTCAACGTGTTTTGGAATCTCTTTATAACCACATGCTTCTAGGTTATTCTGACCTGCAACTTTAAGTTTCATGCCTGCTCGTTCAGTTGCTTGAATAGCAACATGAATACCTTTACCTTCGTATACACGACCTAGGAATAAGCAATAGTCTTCTTTAGTTTCAGGAGCAAATGTGAAATCATCTGGATCGAAATAGTTTGGAATAACTACATCATAGAAATTATTCTTACACATACCAACAGCTTCAAGACCGTAGTATGCGTGCATGATAGCATATGATTCAAAGATCTTAAACTTAGCCCAATGTCCACCAGCATAACCAATACCTGGTTCTACACAAATTAGATCTGGATGAGCATCACAAACTGGACGAGTACCTGAACCCCAGAAAGGGAGGATGAAGTCATTCTTTTGTTTACGTTTACCTACTTCTCGAATAGCATTCTTATAGAATGTAGTATATGCATGATCGTTAGTTGCGAACTTGAAGAAGTTCTTACGCCAATCATAAGAACCATATGCGATTTCAAGATCTTTATTTGTGGTTACTGGCACATGTTCTGTACATTGTAGATCAGAATCCTCATGACCATAATGGATAACTTCATGACCTCGATCAGTCATCATCTTTGCAAATTTGACGACCTTTTGAGTGTATGCACAAGCAACATATTCCTTGCTTGATACTGTATGCGGTAAACCTAAAATATGAAATCTCATTATCTATTCCTTATAGTGTTCAAATAATTTTTAATATCGCCATTTGGCATTGCATAACGATTTACTAAGTCAGGATTCATCATCTCCACCATAGTAAATATTGCTTCTTCTGTACCAATAGTTCCTTGATCTAGAGTTTGTGTAATTACATCATAGTAATACTTATTAAACTCTGTAATCTGATCTTTAGAACCACCAAATAATGTTGCACGACAAACGTATTCTGGTTTTCTACCAACGATATCTGTCATAATATTTATATTGCATCCATGGATCTCAGAATTTGTCTGATACGGATATGAAGTAAGGAAGAACTTATCTTTAGGTAAGAATAAGAAGTTCCACGTCTTAATAGGTTCAGTTACACCAAAGCTATTAGACATACCTGAATCAATCCAATAGAATCGTTTAGAATTGAATGGATTTGAATTAGCGATCTGAGCAAGCAACTCATTCTTAATTAAAGTAAGAGGGATATAATATGGATTAGTTAAGGCAGAACCTTTAATCCAACCAGACTGATCGATCCATTTATCACTTGATATAATATCTTGGATCTCTTTAAATTTTGTTCTATGTTCTAGATCCTGTAAAGTTATTGCACGACATTCTACTCGATTATTAGATGTTGCAATACTTAATTCTTTACGGCGTTTTCTAATATAGTCATGATACTTAGGATCTGCATATACTACTAATGGATTACGAACAGAAAGTAAATGATCTAGACCTTTGATATAATGTTCTTCAAAAGAACGATCGCCCCGAGATATATCAAGAGCCATAGTAACTAGTGTTACATCAGCTGGATATTCATAGATCCAATCCATCTCTCTATAGTTAATAAGTGGAGCTCTACGATTTGCTAGAACTTCTTTTGGATAGAAGTCATATGGAACTTTAGAATCATCTGGTCGTTTACCTTCCATTCTAGAGCATTTATCTCCAAGATGTCTTGAATATTCTCCGTTAAGGAATACACCTTTAAAACCTAATGCAGTAAACTTACGATCGATGTTCCATTCATTATGCCATTTCTCTACACGACCTAACATGATTAAATCGTCACGACGTCTAAGATTAGGAGATCCAACCCATGCATGCCAAGCCACATGAGTATCGGTAATCTTCCATGGTCTCTTCCAGTAGAACATATCATCAACAAGACCCTTGTGATATGAGTCTATACCCTGAAATTCGAATGTACGCCATGAAGTATCGACTACACCAACATCACGGTATTTTTGTAAGATTGTTTTTGATTGATTAAGATAACCTGGTTTAAGCATTTCCCAGTCATCTTCAAGATAGAATATATAGTCTGAGTCACAGTAAGATACCATGAAATCCATTGCCCACCATTGTGAACGATTCCTTGGGAAACAGATAACATCGCAATCCTTACCATATTTTTCAACTAGAGTTTCAAAGATTCCTGGCTCAGCAGAATCATCCACGATAACCATCTTGGTTATGTAGTCTCTTGTTGCATAAAATGATTGGAGAGTTTTATCTAGGACATCAAGTCTGTTACATGATAAAACAAATGTTGTTGTATCTGAATTTGGCTGATCTACTGTATGGATCTGTACCCTACTCATGTATAATACTCCTCAAAATAATAAAAAAGAGGGCGGATTTGCTCCGCCCATCTTACTTAGTGTGCTAAGATTCCTTCAACTAAACCTGGTGTGAAGTAGTCTTTGTATTTATCATAGATAGATTCTGTTGCTTTTTTGAATCTAGCTTGTTCTTCTTTAGACATATCATTTAAAACAATACCATCTTTTTGGCAACGTTCGCGTGTTAAACGTACATCTTCAACACTTAATTCACGTTCATATTTAGCCGCTGCAAGAGCTGCATCGCTAACAATTGCTTGTAACTCTGGACTTAAAGTTTCCCAGAATGATTCGCCAATTAGAATACTTGTTAAGAATAAACTATGTTCTGTATGATTAACTACTTTAGATACTTTATCTTGACCTAAAGCATAAACTCTTGGATATGTAGATTCACCAACAGTAACAGTAACGTCAGCTAAGTTGTCAGATAGTTCTTCAATTTCCATAGGAACTACATCAGCACCCAATACTTTGAATGTATCAATAGCTACTGGGCTATGGCTTGTACGAACTTTCATACCTCTTAAATCTTCGATACGATTAACTGATTCGTTTCCAGGCATAACACGGAAACCACCAGAATAAGTAAATGCTAGACCTTTAACGCCAACCTTTTTGCTTAAACCAGCTAATAAGCTTTGACCGATTTCGCCTTCAAATACTCTAGCTGCGTGGTCATGGTCTTTAAATAAGAATGGGAGATCTAATGCTTGGAAATCTTTATCGATTTCACCTAATGTAACTGTGTAAGTTTGGCTCATTTCGATCTTACCAGAATCAAGTAAGTCTACTAAGCTATGTTTGTCAACGGCAACACCATTGTTATACTTATCAGCATACTCGCTTAAAGTCATAACTTCAATGTTAAGTTGACCAGGTGCCTTAGCATTTACTTCTTTAGCAAATACCTCAGCTGCACGAATAAACAACTCAATTGGTTCGTGGGCTAATACCCATTTGATGTTTTTCATTTTTATCAGTCCTTGTTGAATAAGAATACCTTCTATATCTATTTATAAGATACCGAACTACTAATTAGTGAAAATTTCACTATGGAAGCTCCAGTTATCAAATAATTTGTCGACATAAGATTTCACAGCATCTATATCAGATAAACGTACTGTCCAATTAGAAATAGTGCCAGAAGTCTTTAAATATTCAGAAAATGATTGATTAGACTGAGCAGCTAAAAGACTATCCATAACTTTAGGATCTGTAGTATTAGTATAGACTACATACGTAATTCTAAAATCTGGAACCTTTAATTTAAAAGATTTGCCTATATAATTGGGTAAGTCTGGATTAGTCTGATAAGAACACACTAGATCTTTGTTTTTATCAGCCATAGATGATGAAATATATCCGGCAGCGATATCTTTATTAAGAACTGCAGTCACAATATCTTTACTGCCGCCGTATGGTACTAAAGTTGTATTAATACCAACTGATCTTAGATCTGCCTGGTGGGTTTTAGTTGCATACATTGAAGTCATACCTAAAGTGATTTTATCATTAGTTAACGATACACCACTATCCTTTAATGTACATAAACTCATATATTGCTTACCAATATAAACAGTATTAACTGCATTGGCTTTTAGACCGCAGTTTAACCCTTTATCTCTAGCAGCAAATTCAATAGAACTATTATAGACCATAACAGCGTCTTTAGTTTTATCAAAAACCTTTTGTGCATCTTCACATGTAGAAGCTTGATAGAACTTAGTGTCTTGTCCTAAAGCATCTTTATATGAAGTTGCAAATACCGTGGCTGGACTAGCTTTATTACTTGGATTAACTACAGTAATTTCAGCTTGAGCAACCCCACTTAATAAACCCATAATAATCAATAATTTTTTCATGTACTACTCCTATGCAAAATGAATTGTTAAAAATTGCATGTAAACCCATACCATCTTATCACCTAGAATCATGGCAAATAATAGTGGCAAAGGATTAATGCTGCAAAGTTTTAATAATATACCAATAAATGAAAAGAAACTCAACAAAATAACATAATTATATAATGATATTTCAGCAGTACTAATATCTAATGCAATTAGCAATACTATAATAGCCAGTAAAATATATTTCATTCTACCATGAAGCTTATTTACAAATGACACATAATAATCAATTAGATGTGTGCTTAACCAAAAATAGATAAACATGCACATTAAACATGTTAGTATTACTAATTGTAATACTGATAAACCTGAGACAAAACTCGTTTGAAAAATTGCTTCAATTATATTTATAGACCTTATATCCATGATATTCGAGAATATTAGAGTGTTCTGATTTATAGGTAATGCTAATAGTAACAAAGGCATAGCACATGTTATAACTGATGCGTTATTAGCTGTTTCTGCGGCAATGATTTTTTTAGATATATCTGTTCCGGCTGTCTTGTATGCAGTTAAAGAAGCTAGAAACGCGCTTGGGCCAGGAATTAATCCAACAATAGATCCTATAATTGAAGATTTAAATCCTTGAATTATACTGAATGATTTATTATTAATTACTTTTATATGATCATTTACAGCATCATACTCATTAGTTAATAATTGTGGAATAATCATTATTCCAAGAATAACCATATAGAACGTATATCCATGGAATAATGATACAAAATCAAACCACGCAGCCGGAAGTGCATAGTTATTTTTTGGTCCTAATGCAAGTCCAAGTAAAACAAGACAAATAGTCATTATAATATTTTTATTTAATAATATAAAACTTAAGAACGCTAACGTATAACAAATAATTTGGAAATTTAATGAGCTAAAGAATAATACATTAGATGAAGTATATGATACTATTCCATAAACAACTAATAAGGAAAGTACACCTGCAATCATACTTCCTAAAGCAGTATCATAAAGTAAAGCATTTCGTTGATTAATTGATAGAGAATCAATATCTTTTAAATACACAGTAGAACTTTCTTCACCTGGTATTTTAGTTGCTATCGTTGAAATAGATCCAAAGAATTGACTTCCTGAAATAACAACTAACCAAAATACCATCAGGTGTTCTAATGGCATATTATGACCAAAATAGTATAATATAATAGTTCCAGTATAAACTGGTAGGGCTGGAAGTAATCCAGTTAAAGCACCAATTATCAGTGAAAATAAAACAATCAATAAAAAACTAATCATAATATATTAATTATATACTAAAAATGTATTATTAGTAAATTAAAGAATTATTCAATTTACCAATAAGGTACTGTTTACTAGGACAAATTTTATATTCCCAGTTTAACTCAGACATCTGTTGGTCATGAATACCAATGTCTGGAACTTTAAAGAAGTCTTTATTTGTATTATTATATAAATGTGATAATCCTCTCATGAATGTACCAAATCCCTCAGTATTTTTAAAATCATTCATCCAGTAATCCCATTCTTGCATGACTGATTTTACTGGTTTATTACATTGAAATATTGATAAATCATAGTCAGGATATATAATACCTTTAACTATATTTTCATACAATGTTCTATTTAATGAGTTTAATAGCCAGTTTGGATTAAGCATGTATTGTAATCTTCTGTTCTCAGGCATCTCAAACCATTTTTTAATTAGATGACATTGTTTTATCATCAGTGGTACCGCATCAGGACTCCAATAAAACAATTCTACATGAGTATTAGTGTAACCATTGTTTACAGCTGCTGGAAGAGCCGAAGAAACGGCCTTATCCCCAAAGAATGTAACTATATCACCGTCGGGAGTAATAGATACTCTAGGCTTATCAGTACCAAATAAAATGCAGATACTTTTACCTTTATCAAATGTATTTAAACTATCTTTATTTGACGCATGGGAATATCTAACAACACACCCAGGAGTAACATAATCGCCGCACCAATGAATAAAATTCTCATCCCATGTTAGGTCATCTTTAATAATATCTAAACTAAAATCGTGTATGGTAATCTTAGTTTTAGGACTTACTTTTCTAACCCAATTTAATAGAGGTAATCCAGCATACTCAAATTCAGAATGTTCATTACTAGCATCAAACTCTTTATTAGTTGATTTATACTTATTTGTCCCTTCACCTGCGTGTCTGACAAATACTTCATCTACATGTAATCCTTGATGAAGAAAACTATATAATGCTGTAGATGAATCAGCTCCACCGGAACAATTTATAATTATATAATCATATTTTTCTCTGAGTTGCCGAGCTCTGGTATGATAATATTGTCTAATGCTTCCTGATGGCTCTTCAGACCAATTCCACTTTGAAAAGTCCTCATCATTAAAGTTCCAATAAAGGTCTTTGTATCCAAGACCCATCTTTGTGCCTTCCATAACAGCACTAGCTTTGTCCCAATATTTTTTATTACCTATTTCATAAAATCCTAATCTTGAATCGTGTGTTAGGGTTTTATAGTCAATTTTAATCATTATTTAATCTTTGAAAATGGTAGAGTGAATGGATTATTGTTAAAAACCAATGTGCCTTTAACTATATGTCTATCAGCAGGAAGTTCTTTTCTTAAACTTGGAAGTTGAGTCCAATGTGCTCCTGGTCTGTAGTGATGCTCTTGATGATATCCAGAATTAAAGGTTAAAAAATTATATATCTTACCATAACATGAACAAGAATCTCTGGTATGATCTTGCCAGTCTGTAGCACTATGATGTTCTGAATATGTTAACATCATATTAAATACCCACGCGAAGTACATTGATATTAAAAATACAGGAATAAATCTCCAGTCAATAATAGAATATATGATTAAGAATGCTATTTTAACATACAATTCTCTCACTAATTTTTTAGGATTTTTAAATGGAACGGGTCTATGTAGATCTGGCCCGTCAATAGTTAAGAAATATCTTATTGGAGTTCCAAAGACATATGATAAGAATCCTTCTTCTTTTCCATCCTTACCACCTCTAAATGTAGAAGTTGGATCGTATAATTTACCATCCACAACCGGATCATTTACCCATTTATGATGAACCATATGAACACTTTTATATTCTTCATAACTAATCATCATCGGAATAGTACAAATAGATTCAAATATCTCATTAACTAGTTTATTTGTAAATATTGCTCGATGAATATGATAATGCATTGTGGTATTGAAATGCCACATAGCAGAAAATATTAATCCTAAAGACGAAAAGAATACGGAGATCCAACTCATCTGATGGAAATAATATACAAATACGAATGGATAGGTAACAGCGAATGCTGTTACTAATATTAGAAGAGAGTCTTTTGGACTATCATTAAATATTTTAATCTGCATGACGGGTTATATAATTAACTCTAATCTTAGTTGGACCAAAGAATTCTTTAACTACATCTTGAGCTACTTGAATATCATATTCTTTACAACTGAATATATCAAAATATGCAGTTGAATTTGGTTCAATAAAATGACCGACGATATTACTAGTTGTGATTAATTGCATCATGCTGTAACCTTCTTTAGGATCGCCTGGTAGAAGATATTCTATCACAGGCTCTCCGTGTGCGGTCATATCGATGCGTTTGACTAATTCTTTTACAAAATTGTAGATATTCTCTCTACTTTTAATACCATCATTGCATCCACTGCAATCCAACATCAAGTGATACCCAAAATAAGACATAATAACCCTTCATAATAAATTATAGTAAACTATTTATGTTGCAGCGCAGGCAATTAAAAATTGTTTTACGTGAGCAGCAACTTCTTCTTTAGTATTACCATAAGCAGTAAATGGTCCACGTGTATAACCATCTCCTATTGGTAATAGAATAACAATATTTAATGAAGCTGCTAAATCAACCAATGATTGATTTAAACCATTTGGCATAACTCCTTCAAACCAGAATCTATAAGTTGTATTTGATAATTTAGAAGCATCATGCTCTAAATCATGTATAAACTTAAATCTATTTAGATGCTGTTCTGGAGTAATCCACTCACGTCTTGTAGCAGCAAATAGTTTTCCTGTTGATACATCAAATATAACTGGATTTCCGTCAGAATCAATAAATCCCTGAGCAGTAAAATACGTATTCTTAGTATTTGAGGCACTAAATAATGATTTTAATTTATTCTCCATATCATATGGATCAGAACCTTGAACATGCCATCCAGTAGTTAAAATATTAACAATATCAGTTTCACTTAATGAATTAAAATCAAATGATATCTTTTGTTTTGAATGATTATTTATTTTATCATTAGCAACTAATGCACCTGGTAGTTTATTATATAGATCATCAGGAACTTCTTCATTTGATCTATTCATTACAATAAACGGCTCATGAATAATTTCATTAGATCCATTTACATAACCAACAACTATAAAGTGAGTATATGAATCACCAAAATCTTTTTGGAAAATACATTGATGAGTTAATGTTGTTTTAGTACTATTTTGAATCTTTAAAAATTCAGTTACATCAACATCCGCAGCAAATGCTTCATATGAAGTATAGTAATTATAGAAATGCTTTGTAGTAGAAATTTGATCTACAGTTTCTAAATATGAATCTCTAAAATCTCCAGATATGGATAATAAATTTCCTTTAATATCAGCAAATGGATCTTTTGAGCCATAATACAAAACTGGTTTACATATGATTGAACCATTAGCAGTAATAAAATCTCTTATTTCATTCTCTGTTTTAGGAAATGATGTAGGTATATTTGGAAGATTTAAAGACTCTAAATGTTGATGTAATACAAATTTATTATTTAAATTATGTGATCCTGAAATACCAAATTTTTCATTTAGATAATTTGACGTGTTCATTCCATGAACTTCAATATAATTTTGAAGTTCTGTTAAATTGTTTATTGGTGGAGTTGGATCTGGATTTCTAAATAAAATATAATTAGTTATAGTAGAATCAGTATCGTCTGTAGTATAATCTAATCCAACAGAACTTAAAAAATTACCAAGTTTTGTTGCAGAAATATCTGTATTTCCACGTGATAAACTTTTTGGTATATAAAATTTCATTATCTCCAGTCTCCATGAACGGGTGTAGGCGTAATTACTTCTGGTTCAGTATAATCAGGCATATCATTATATGAAACAGTAATTCCTGAAATAATAGTTTCTAAATTTTCAGGAAGTATATCTGAAAATAAATCAACGTCACTAGGGTAATTAATATCAATACTATAACCTTTATGGTTTATAGTAAATTTTTTTTCTGAGTCATTATGTGATATAATAGAATATGACATCTTTAGTAATCCATTTGTTTGTTTAAAAATCTATTTAAATATTCCTGATCTTCTATTGGAGGATCTGGCCATTCTATATCTTTATCTATAGTTACATCTATATCTCTTATAGCTTGACGATATATTCTCCATTTTTCTTTTTGTTCATCATTACATGGAGAATCAGGTAATTGTGTCCAATCAGTTCTATATAGATAATTAAGTTTAATTGACTGATTTATATTAGCTAAATCTTTTGATTTTACCTGTTTTTTTCTAGGTTTAGTAACTAATGATTTAATATAATCAGAATTTTTTATTCCTTTTTTAATTCTTTCTTTTCTAGTAATAGTCCATACAGGAATAAATCCACGGATATAATTATCTAAAATATCTCCTTCTGGATATTTTCCATCTTCAATAGGCAAATCAATTACTAATCTTTGTGGTAACTCATCAACTTCTATTTGTATTTGCCCAGATTGTTCATCAAATGAAATAATTCTATATGTCATTATATGATTAATCATTAAATTCATAATATAATATTTATATTAAGCTATTGAACCAGATCTAGTTCCTGTTGCTAACCATGTTACGTATGAATTCCCTGCAATTGCTGCTCCTGCACCGCCACCGCCAGCACCACTAGAGTAAACATACCCATAAGATGTACCATTGCCTCCACCACCACCGGCAGAACCAGCACTACCGCCACCGCCACCAGTACCACCTTGCACTCCTGACCGTGAACCTCCAGCACCACCTCCACCTGCTCCTGATAAGGATCCAGCACCGCCATTTGAGCCAGGATATACAGTATACGGACCGTATGCAGAACCAGCATTACCGGCTGATCCATTTCCTTGACCGCCGCCACCGCCACCACCAGCATTACTAGCACACGCACATGCTCCACATGCCACTAATCTTTTATTTTGTAATAAGGGTTTAAATTCCATCTGTTATGTCCTTTATTTTAACCATATTTTGATCCACCGCCACCACCGCCACCGCCACCACCGCCACCAATAGTACCATTATTTGTAACTGATATGGCATATTGT